TATAATGGAACAAAGGTAGCAGTTTCATCTTGAGTATTTAATTGTTTAGGAGATCCGTCTGGATTATATAAATCCAGCCTAATAGTTACATCCGAACCTTTATCAATTGTTAAATCTTCGTATTGTGCCATTTTCTTTCTCGTTATAAAATTTCTATATCCGTAATATATAAGTTTGCACCGGCTGCTTTACCACCAGAATAATCAAAAGTTCCACATAAAAATGCAAAACTATAAGTTGCATCATTTTGTACCTGTACTGTTACTGTTTGCCATCCACTATCGCCGCCTACAGAATTTTGAGTTTCATTTAATAATGTTTGTTGATAGTGGTTTCCCGGAGACGTGTCCCAAGATTGTAACCAAGCAAAAACATCATATGCATCGCCACCACCAACTGCTCTCCACTTAAAGCGAACTGAATTACTTGTTGTTAAAGGAATCCAAGATAAGCTTGTTAATAATGGACCATGAACAACATCGTAGCCATTTTGTGTCGTTCCTGAGTTATACAGTCTCATACAATAATAACCTAGTTGAGTGCTGCCTCCTTGTACGGTATCTGTAGGACTTTTAAACTCAAAATTATAAACGGCGCCAGAAGCAAAATCTCCAAGATCACCTTGGCTAGTTCCGCTACTACCCGAAGGTGTCGGTGTAGGATCGATCGGCATATTAATACCTTTATCCGTAAATCCTGATCTACGCCAATATATTGTACTACCCGTGTGTGATGGAGAAGTACTTTTTCCTAAATTTTTATTTGATCTATGTACATCCCAGCCTAATAGTTGTGATATAGGTTGACTATTATATGTACTTGAATATAATGTAGTATTTTGAAAATTAGGATTTATAAAACCTATACTCGTATCTAAAAGAGTAAATGGTGTTGTCACTAAATCGCCGCCGTCAGAATCTAATCCAGGAAATCTTATTCTTAAATCTATATTACCTTCAGCTTTATTATCGGCAGCAAAAGAACAACGAAGATTTAAAACAGGTGTTAAATAATTTAAAACATTAAATTCTGTTGAATTTAATTCCCAACCAGGTCGTGATCCTTGTGTAAAAGCAGAACCAGCCCCTCCTATTTGTACGCCGTCTAAGTTAAGAAAATCTGAACTATCAAAATTGGGATCTGGGCCATATGCTGGTTCAATTACATAATATATACCTCTCCATGGATCATAACCAGCTGGCCAATTGCCTCCAGTATCAGTACTTACAGTTTTTACAACAGTACCCAATGATCTTCGTACATCATTAGTTGTACCGTTTTCTACTCTATAGGTTGCATCAAATTGCAAAGTAACATCATTAAAAAAACCTGTATTCGGGGGCTCTGCAACATGACTTACAGTAAAACCGGTTGTTCTTGTTTGAAAATCTCTTATACTTATTTCAGTTCCACGATTTTTTGCACCAATAGTTCTCCTACTATTTGATGTAGATGTTCCAATTCTTCCGTTTGGATCTTCTGGTACATTAAGCCAAGCACTAAAGAAATTATCTTGTTCAGGAACATATATTCCGCCTCTATATAAATCTGCAAAAGATAAAGGCTGGTTATTACCAACATTAAATGCTGACCTAAGATCATCAAAAGAAAATTCAGTTCCTAAGCTTCTTGGAAATAAATTTCGGTTATAACTCATGCTACTTTATCTTTATTTTTTAATTCTTCTATTTCAGCTTTTAATTCTTTTACGGCTTCTACAAGTAAACCTATCATATTAGCATAATGTAAAGCTTTATTTCCTTGAGGTGTTTCATATACTGCTTCCGGTAAAACTTTTTCAACTTCTTGAGCAATAAGACCTGGTAATCTAATATCACTACCTATATAATTAAATGTATATCCGTTTAATTCCATCACTTTATCAACAGGATTGTTAATAAGTTCTAAATTTTCTTTAAGAGATATATCGGAAAAACTAGCAAAACCTGTTATATTTCCAGAAACATATAATTCACCCGTAATATAATAATCTCCAAGCATATTGGAATCGCCAAACTTAGAAATAAATGAAGTATTACCTCTAGTTTCAACATAAGACGAATCAATAATAGTTGTTAAATCTACTGCAGTTACAGAAGCTCCGTGGCCATATGTATCAAATGTAATACTTTGTAAAACATTAGTCCCAGAATTTATAGAATTTGTTAAACCTCCGGCAGTTGGATGAGAAATATAAACTGGACCACTACCTGGAGTAATTAAACCCCCACCACTTAATCCAACACCAGCAAAGACACCTGCAGATTCTAAGAATATTGTGCCACCATTAGACTCTACCATAGATAAAATGTGTCCAGCATTATCAATTGTAATATTACGAATAATATTTGAATTACCAGAATTATTTATTGAAGTTGCAGAACTTATTGCGTGATTAAGAGAAATTGTATCATTTGCACTATCAAATATGCCTCCGCTTAAACTATCAAAGCCTATACTTGCATTAATTGTATAAGGAAAATGTAAATTATTATTGGAACTAATTGCACTATCAAGCTGTTGAACAGTAACAAAAGTATTACCTCCGGATAATACATAACCAACAAAGTCCATAACATTAACACGAGAAGAAGCTTGAGGCTTACCGCCTACATTAGAAATAACAAGATAATCTCCCGAATCTATGTCGGCTTGTTGAATTGGTGTTAAATCTAATATTCTTACCATTTTTTTTTCTTTCTATATTATAATTGGGTCATTGTGCCTGTTGTATCAATATCTTCGTTTGCATCAGTTCCGTACCAAAATAATGATACATTTACTGACCATTTAGTTCCACTGGCAATAAAATGGTTGCCGCCGGTTCTTCGAGTTGGAGCTGCTACTCCATTATTGCCTATTGGTACTAATACATCATTATTAGAAACATCATAAGCAACCGCAACTCCTTCATTTTTGCCATAAGGATCATTATTTGATGTTCCTATATATATTACATCACCAACTGAATAACCACCATCGGCACTAGTACATATTATTTTTAATTGTATATCATCGGGTCTTCTTGATATTCCTGTAGGAAAATTACTGGCGTTCCATCTATATGTTGCAGAATTAGCAGGTACTGCTATAGTGACATCTTGTCTATAAACCTTTGTTGCTGCTACTGAAGAAAGATCTGCTGGTTCAAAAGTAAAGTTTCCGGTTCCGTTATTATAAGTTAAAGAACCGCCGCCACTAGCAGCATTTGTAATTACAGCTAAATCTGTTAAAGCTATTCCGCCGCTGTCTGGATCAACTCTTGCGTTAATATATGCAGAATCAATTAAATTAAGTGTTATTGCTTGAGCTTTTGCTGAATCAATTCCTGCCGGCGAAATATTATTATTAATATTATTAATAATATTATTCATATTAACTCTAAATTGACCAGTAGCGGTATTATAATCAAGTGAACTGTCACCAGGGTAAGTTCCTATTGCAGCATAAACTCTCTGATTAGTATAATAAAGATTTGAACTACCTTCTTGTAAATCATCTGTTGTATTTTGTAAAAATTCTTTATCAAAGTAGCCTACTGGCATTCTAGCAGAATCTAAAACACCCGTAATTATCATACAAGCATCTAATCCGGGAATTAACTGTGCATTAAACACACCAGTTCCGACTTTACTTGCATCTAAAGTAGGAATATCAGAATCTCTAATGGTATTCGAAGAAAATGTAAAAACGCCTGTTGCCGGACTATAAGATAAACTAGAATGTGGAGCATTATTACTTGCGTTTAGTGATACACTATTACGAATAAATGATTGAGTTGTTCTACTATTAACTTCATTTAAAGCCTGAACAAGATCAGTAGTTACCGGAGTAGTTAAATTATCCGGATCTCCAACATTACTTGAGATAAGATTTGTTTTTTGTCTAAAGGTCTCAAACGTGTCTGTCAAATTAACTGTAGGTTTTCTGGCCATTTTTATACCATCTCTAAAATTTTAATTAATACTATTTATAACAAATTATTTAGATTTATTAGAAAAAGAGTACTGCAACTGCACCAGATGATCCAGAACCAGAAGATGTAGAAGATGCGCCTCCACCGCCGCCAAAATTACCACCATTTGAACCGGTTCCTCCACCATGACCGCACAGCACTTTACCATTTGATCTTACTAAATGTGTTGATGTACCATATTGTGATAAAATTAAATTTACTTCAGTTCCAGTAAGAGAACCATTAGGACCTCCCGCAGGACCGCCCGAACTTTGAACTCCCGCGGCTGCACCTGCTGCATCACCACCATTTATATTATAATCACCGCCTGATGCACCGCCACCATTAGGCCCGATTTGTACAACATTTCCACCAATTCCACCACCGCCGTAAACCGGAGAACTTAAAGATCCGCCCGTAACTGTAGTATTACCTCCATTTGCTCCTGCAGCATTACTACTACCAACGCCTCCTGCACCAACATTAAAGTTAAATGTTTCTCCTGGCAAAACCTGAGTTATTCTTATTGCAACACCCCCACCTCCGCCGCCAAAACTTTGAGAACCGACACCGCCTGCTGCTCCTCCACCAATAGAAACAAAAGCAACATTTCTTGCTGAATTAATTGACCATGTTTGATTTGCAGCATAAACAGATACTGAAGTAGGTGCCGTCGAAAATAAACCAGTGTTAATGTCAAATGTAGGTAAAGGATCTGATGTTAATCCTATAACACCATTTAAAATAACATCATCTCTTATAGCAGTCCATGCATTATATAAATCATTAAAGTATTGTACAATATTTTCATCTTCATTTAATTGTGTCGGATCTAAGTTATTTTCATCAGTAACTATTGATGGTATAGTAGGATCTATATTTGTTCTATATTGGGCCCCATATATGCTACTTGTGTTTCATCATATACCGTACCATCTTCTCTTGTAGCAAGCACTCTTAATTTTCTTATATTTGTATATTTATTTGCCTCGGTTAAAAATACATCAAATATTTTGTCACCATCTATTTTATATCCTAATCCTAAATGATTATCACCCCTTATAGAATTAACTAGATCTTGTTCATTAAATACTGGACCAGTGCCAGGAAGAGAAGATGGTGTTTCTTCTTTTAATATAATACCGCCTGATACACCATTACCGCCGTTATTACCGCCTCCTGCCGCCCCGGTTCCACCAGAGCCTATTTGGGTAATTACCATATAAATTGTTTGACCCGAATATGCAGATAAATCTAAATCCGTTTCTACTTTTTCTCCAGCACTTCCGCCCTTACCGCCATTACCGGATTCATCATATCGATCTGGTAAATCTCCTCCTCCACCGCCGCCGCCGGCTCCTATACCTGTAGCATCAGTACCACTACTTGATTCTCTTGCAACACCACCAGTTCCTATTGTACCATAATTTGGATCAGAAGATACAACACTTCCTCCTACAGTAGCCGGTTTTGGTCCACTATTACTAAAAGAAACAGCACAGCTTGCACCACCTTCACCGCCTGCTAAATCATAAGCTTTTATAAGAGTGCCGGTTGGCGATCCTGCTCTAAATTCAAATATAGTATTAGTACCATTACCACCTTTTCTATCACCCGTAGGACCACCACCAGGACCGCCATTTTCTCTACCATGGCCTCCGCCACCACCACCGGCAACAGCTATAAAAGAAACACTATTTCTTACACCTAAAATAACAGTATCTGGTGATGTTATAGTTGCAGAACCACCAAATGCAGCTGCCACTTTAGGATCACTCTGTACTTCTGGTCCATCATCTCCGGACCAAACTATTTCAGCAATTATTCTATCGTGAAAAATTTCTTTAAATTTTCTAACAATAGGAAGTACTTCTACTTCATCATTTAAATTTCCTATTACATTTCCAGCTACCATATTGTACTCCTACACTTTAAGTACACACTCAACTAATTTTTCTTCTTGATTTTTATTTGTTTCAAGAGCAATACCAACAATTGCTGTGGTTTTTAGTGTAGTACAAATACCGTCTTTTAGAGCAAAGACTGCTTGACCTTTATTAACGGGCCCTTCTACCCTTACTGGAACACGACCCTTTAGTCCAACATACTGCCCTTCAGCTTCACTATTCATCATAAGAGCTGGTTTTGTAGAAATTACACCAATACAATAATCGGACATTGTTGCTTCTCTAACTTCATAATCTTTACTATCTGAAACAGCAACTGCGGTTCCAGGAATTAATTCTTCACGTGTTGTATATTTTTCTGCAAGGTCAGCATACAGTGAAGAGGTTGCAACACCATCAAAAGTAGTAGCATACATAGTAGCAAATCTATTTGTATCCTCTCCTATATCATAGGTATTATTACTTGCAGATAGAACATGATCATTAATTGTAAGATTAGATGACATTGTTACGCCACCTGTAAATGTTTTATTACCACTTATTGTTTGTAAATTAGTAAGAAGAACTGGTCCGTGTGGATTTGAACCATAAAGAGTTGTTGGAAAACCAAATCCCAGAGAATCTAATTCAATAGGATGATCAATTGGTATTGGTGGTATACAAGGTAATCTGTTTATCTCGCCTTTAATTTTTGAACCGCGTGTATCTGGAATATGATTTGAATCTATAATACCAGATGTAATAATACTACCAGGCAAATTTGGAACATGTGCAACGCCCAACTGATCTGAAGTAATTTTAGTTGCAGATATATTGGGTATTCTTGCTGGATCAAATGTACCAGATGTTATTTTTCCTGCCGGGAGAGAAGGAACCAAGCTTGGTGTAAGAGGATTTGTTACAAAAGTAAATTCTCCATTAGCACTATTATAAGATAATTGTGCAAGAGAATTTGGCCCAGAAGTAGTTAAAGAAATAAGCTGTGCTATTTCAGCCGAATCTAAAAATTTATTATCTAAGTAATTAATAGCTGAAACAATACTTACATCATCAGGAGCTGGCACTTGAAGATTGTCTAAATCTCCAAGATATTCTCCTGTTAAGTTTGTTTTCTGTCTCCACGCTTCAATAGAGTTACTTAGGTCTACATATACTTGCCTTGCCATTAATCACCTATTTTATTTAAAAGAGTTGAAAGTAATTCTTTTATTTCTGTAACATCGTCTTTTAATTTTTCCAATTCTTGCTTTTCTCTTTTTTTCTTTTTTAATGCTTGTCTTGATTTAATAATTGTTTCATCATCACTTATTACAATTGCTCCAGACTCTAAATCTCTTTTATATCCTGGAAAATTATCTACCATTGCATATTTATGATTTTTCAATTTAATCTCCTAATGCAATTACTCTAAGATCACGTATTACAGGTACCTTAGTCTGATTTCCTGATCTCATAACAATTTTCAATTGAAACTGTGTAAATTCTTCACTAGAACCATCAGATTTACCAACTAAGTAACGATATTCTCTAAAGATAAGAGGATCATCATCGGAACCAATTGCTTTTTCTGGTTCAACTTTAATAAATGGTATACCTTCTATTGAAGCTTCGCTGGTTACTCTATAATACATATCAATAAATGTATCTGATGGTCTATTAGCTCCCATAAGAATTTTTAATCCAACTGATGATGCTGTTAATCTTACCGGTTTTGTTATATGTTTAGCAATAGAAGGACCGTCTTCCCTTGTTTCTCCAAATAGTGGATCATAGTATGCCGTTCTGTTACTGGTGCCCATAATAGCATTTACTGTATCACTATCTAATGAGTGAGACCATTCAATAGGCTTATTCTGAGTTGTACTTTGTGTATTACTTGGATTATCAATAAGATTTGTAGTAAGGGTTGCCGAGTTTCTTTGTAAGTCGATAACAGGACTTACATAAACATTACTTGATCTTATTTCAGCTTCTAAAACTAAAGATGTTGCAAGCTTAGAAGGTGGAGAAACTCTATGCATTGTTCTCATAATATTATCTTGATTAGGAGAAACCAACGTAGATACAGTATCAAGTATATCAACACTTCCTAAAATATTTGGAGTATTATCCGCATATGATTTACCAGTAGACATTTTAACCTGATAATCTATTCTAGTTTTTGGTGGTTCAATTGCTTGAACAGCTGGCCAAATAATATTATAATTATATGCTTGTTCAACAGATACGTTATTACCACCAGTTATTGATCTAAAATATAAATTTGGTTTTGTAAGACTAGATGGTGCTGAAAATACAAATCCAGTAGGATCAACTTCAGTTAAAGTAAATGGTGTATTATTTAAGTCACTATCTATTGGTGTTCCAGTGATTCCACTTAAATTAATAGTGTCTCCTACATATAAACCGTGTAATGGTGATCTAACGTAAACATCACTATAATTTGAACTATCTCTAAAGAAAAATTCTATAGGATCTGAAGCTAAGATTCTTTTTGGTACCGGAACATTTTTAAAGACGGCTTTCGTTGTTTTATCTACATGGAATTCAGCTTTATATAATGTAAATTTAAGATCAGTTTTAAAATCTGGTTCCCAAGTTCTACTATTCTGCGATTTAAAGAAAGAGCCAAGATATGGCTGAGTATTAATTTTTTCTGTTGTAGATCCTAATTTAAACTCGCCCATTGTTGAAATATATGTTTCATATGCATCACTATTTGAAATAACTACAATAGCATATTCTGTAGCTGGTTTTAAATATACTGGTTCTCTAAATACTGCTTTTGTTTCTGCTGAAGCATCTGAAGAAACAACTACATCTGATGCCGGAATAGTAACAATCGAACCCGGTAGTGCAACATCTGAAGATGGAACACCATTTACTGTTGGTCTAATTTGAATAGAAACCGGAAAAGCTTGATCGCTCGTATCTTTTTTTGAAAAGAATAGTCCGACTTCTGTTAAGAAAACACCAGTTCCTTCGGTAACTAAAAATGATTGTGCAATAGGATCTTGATAACCAAGCACACATTTTATTACTCCTGCGGTATCTTGAACAATTCCTGTTGCAGTTTCAATTGTGTCATCAATTAAATCTCCAGTAGCAGTAGCCACACCGCCCATAGCAGATGTTATTCCTCCAATGAGATCTCCTTGGAAAACCTCTCCTATACCATCAGCAATACCTCCAGCAACAGTTTGTAAAGCACCAAGGAAGTCTATACCACCACCTTTTGATCTAACATTTATTGTTTCCGTCTTAGTTGTAGACTCTCCGACAATATGAAGCATTCTTGTAGATAAAACATCTTCTTGTCTTGTAGTAAGTGTTCCAGTAGAACTAAAAATTGCCTGAGCAGCACATGATGCATTTTGCTTTTTAAACTCTGTAATATCTAATAGAGTAAATTCTAAATCTCCAGTTCTAAAATTACCGTTAGCACGGGTGCTTGATGATGGTATAAAGAAACTGCCTTGAATTTTACCCGAACCGTCGGTATAAAGTTTTGTTTTTCCGCCTAAATTGCTCGGATATTCCGTTGCTGATTTATATAAATTGCTTACTTCAGTTTGTTTTGTAGTGTTAACACCAGTAAATTGATCTTGTCTTACCCAATCTGCAATAGATCTGCCGTCAAAATAAGCAAATACTTGTGTATTAGGAGCTAAACCTTCGGCTTGGAAACTCACAATCTTTGATCTCATAAAAGGTAAAAATGCAACATCAACGACCCGATCATCAATTATTTCTCTAATAGTTTCTGAAGCAACAACTCTATTTACAACAGTTTCTGTTGTAACATCAGTTCCTCTAGTAGTTTTTTTGTTCCAGAACCAACCTTTTGTTTCTTTCCAATCTCTTCTTGATATTTCATTAGTAACTGAAGCTTCAGCTCCGACATCAAGACCATCAATATCAGTGCCGCCCCAATTCCATTCATGGGCTCCCCATTGAAGTGCCAAATCAGTATTAAGCAGAGTTCCGCCGGGAATAATTTTTTCTGGAAGATAATCTGTTTCATACCAATCATCTGATGCAGGAGAAAGAGTTAATGATCCATTATAAAATAAATTTAAATAAGGATTAACATTTATTGTAGAGGAAGCAACGTCTTGAACAATATAAGGTGTTGTAGTATATGTTGTATATACATTATCGCCTTTCATAATTGTATTTGTAGAAGCATTTGAATCGTAATAAAAACCAATATTATTTGTAATTGCTCTGGGTCTTAACGCTTTATTTCTAGGATCTATTGCAGCAGAATAATCAGGATGTGTAATATCGGAATAATATTGATTTTCAAAATTATCTGCCATAAGCCCAGATTTAGTTCTGTTTCTATTATCAGAATCTAAAACATCAATATTAGCAGTATCCATTTCTAATAAAGTGAGAGATGTTACCTCGGTAAGATCATCAATCTTTTTTTCAATCTTTGCTATATCTCTCATAGTATAACGTTTATTGTCAAGCATAGTGAATTGCAAATCTTTAGGACCGAAAGTTCCTGGATTCATTCTAACTCTATAAAGTTCCATAGCATCTGGAGGAGTAGGCGGGAATTTAGGTGTTAAACTAGGTCTACCTTGAATATATTTAAATTCGCCTTCTTGTGTTAATAATACTTTATCATATCTTGCTTCATATAAATTTACGTCTGCTATAATAGTAGAACCATTTCTTGGTAAAATAAAAACTTCAGCATCTGATGTTGAAAATGTTCCGCTACTACCTTTTGATGATCTAAAATCCAAATAATTTTTAAGATCAATATATTGACCATTTGCTAATTTATAATTTGGTATATCTTGATAATTTATACTAGAATATGAACTTGGTCCAAAAAAGTCTCCAGAACCATGTTCAAAATAAGTAAACTCTACATATAATGTTATACTTGTGTTATTAAAATTACCTGTTATTGTTCTACCAGATTTTATTCTAATAGAACCTTTAGCATATAAATTATCTCTTTGTCCACCATCAACAATAAATTTATCAGTAACAAGATTACCGTTTTTTGATTGAACTCTAATTTCTTCTACACTAATAACATCAGTAAAAGGTAAAGAAGCTGTGCCTACACTAGGATTAAATGTTACTAAAGCTGATGTAGAAATCTTTGTTTTAGATGCAACCGTTGCTTGTTGTTTAAATGTATATGCATATACTTCATAGGTATCGCCAGCAACAACACCATTATCTACAAGAGGATCTCCTGTTGAACCCTTTAAACCAGAAATAGTTATACTTGAAAATCCTACTGAACCATAGCTAGGAGTTTGACCAAGCGTTACTCCGCCAGCATCTGCAATAACCCATCCATTAGTATCAGTAAAAATTTCACCTGCTGGAGCATTTATAGTGATAGTTCCTGCACCATTTGCAATAGATGCTGTAGCTGTATATCTTCTTGCAAGAGTCATGGAAACATCTGAAACTGAACTTGGTCTCTCGCCTGGTATCTTAAAGAATAGCTCATTTGCTTCTGATTCAAAAATAGACACTTTATTATTATTTCTAACAAGAATCATTTCTTGTCTATCACAATTACATAAAGAAACTTCAACACCAATTGATTTTGCATCTCTATTAAACTGTTTACCTGGATTCATATTAATGTCAAATACATATACTTTATATGTACCCGAACCAGGTTCACCACGATCTATACCCCTTACTCTTAAAGTTCCTATAGTATCGGGTGCTGTGCTACTAAAAGTAGGAGATACATCAGTATCACTAATTGTAAGTAATTCAAATACGTTTACGTTTGGTATACCATAAAAACCTTCTTTTACAAGAATATAGTTTCCATAGTTACCAGAAATACCTTGATTTTCTTGAGTTACCGTAGTAGTTGATCTAGGTACACTTAACGAACTTGCAGAAGATTTATTTATTCTGTAACCATTTACATAAGCCGTACCACTACTTACAGATAAATTAAGTTTAGAATTATCAGTACTATGATCTTCCCAAGAAATTCTAAAAGGTTTTACTGTATAATTACCAGACTCTTCCCTGGTACGTACAGCCATAATATCATTTATTTTATTATATTGTTCATATCCAGTAACCGCTTCTGATAATACACCATGTTCAATTTTAGCATAATAAATAAATGTTTCACCGGGCTGAATGGTATTTTTATTTACAAGTTCAAGTTTAATTGTATATCTGTCGGCACCAGGAGCAGTATAATTAGGCAATTCCCCCTGATTATCATATAAAGTATCATCATCATCGGCTGTAGTTATCACTTGGGTAAGTTTAAAACCAATGGTAGCAGTTGGGTTTGAAAAATACTTTGCTACAATTAAATCTTGCCTAGGAACATAAACAAAATGACCTTCTGCAAAAAATGTTGCTGGTCCAGCAGAAACTCTAAATCCATAACCAGTTGCCGGATCTGCTGTAGTATTTGTAGTTTGAGCAACTAATACCAAAGACCCATCTTTTTCAAGTAATTCTTCTCCAGGTCTTATTGAAGCCGGAGTTGTTCCGGATGTGCCATTTAATGTATCAAGATATTGTACATATATTGTAGCCGGATCATTTACGGTAGCTTCAATGATTTCAATTATTTTTACTGAAATGCCAGATAGCTGCCCAACAAAAACTTTATCTTTAAAATTAGATATATTAGCAGGAAGAGCAACACCAGGAGTTACTACATCTGTAGGATCAGTATTTAGTTTAACATATCTATAACGAGTATTGGCAGTAACTGAAGCTGCTTCAAGTGAAGCCCCCTCTTTAAAAAGATTTGTACCAAGCCTTTTTATTTCTTCTTGAATAATCGATTGAAGCTGATTTAATTCTCTGCTCTGAAGGGCTTTACCACTTTTAAATAATACTTTATGATATCCCTTATCAGGATCAAAGTCATCTCTATAAATCTGATTTTCTAAATTTTTAGTGTAATTAATAGACATTAGCACTCATCCAATTGAATAACTATTTTAATATCTTCTGTTTGATTTGCAACTCTAGTAACTGCAGACCTATTATCTATATACAATACTTCACCTGTAAATGGATCAACTTCTGATCTTATTAACGGATTACCTATGGTTCCTTGACCTGGACCGGTTAATTCTGTTATAGTTTCACTTGCAATAAAAGGTGCATAACCAGTAGAATCATTTTGATGATATAACAATATGTTTTGGTTCGTTTGATCAACATAAGCTCTAGCACCACTTGTAGCACCAATAATAATTTCATCTGTTGAAAATGCAATAGGATTTGTTGAAAGAGTCATCGATTGTAATGCATTACCAGTAAGACTTGTCCATTGGGAACCTTGTGCAGAATCTTTAATTCCTCTAATAATACCAATCTGTCTATAATCTTGATTTATAAGCCAATCTGATGTATTTCCGTCAACTCTTACTCCAATCATCATAGAACCACATTTAAGATCAGAAGATGCATCTCCACCAATACCCAATCCGCTTGACATAATAGCTCTTACTTCACCGTTTGTCCCATCCTGATCTGTAAGTGTAATTTGAGCACCTCTTAATCCATGAACATAATTTAAAGTTGTTCCTGAAGAATCTGGATTATATTCTGCTTTAATAATTGAACCCGTACCGGAATCTAAAGTAAAATTGACAAGTGATGGATAATTAACACCATTAATATTTACTGAAGGATTGCTGTAATTTGATCCGCCTGCTATTACTTCAAAGGAAGTAATCATTCCTGGCTTTGCAGTTTGTTGTATTTCATATTGCTTAATTTCATTACCTGTAGAATTTGAATCTACAGATAAAATTCTATTAATAGGCATATGATCATTAGTCATAAATAAAGTAGCATCTAGTGCACTAATAGTATAGAGAAATTTCCAAACATAACCATCTGAAGTTTCAAACGGGTCATTATTAGCTCCTGTAGGTTCTACTATCGAAGGTACTGCAGAACCAATTGAATCTGTTCCTTGTCTTAAACAAATATAAACATCATTATTATTATTTGCAGTATAAAAATATTCTGAACTATAATCTGTTAAATCTTTTTTATCATCATATGCAACGTATGTAGATCCTGTTTTCCAGGATTTACGAGGAACAACTAAAGAAGCTGCCGCTACTCTATGAATAGATTGCAAACCATTCCTAAAATCATTTTGGATTCTAATATTGTCTTTTGCAACAGGAGCAGAATCTAAAGCATTCCATGGATTGGATCGAGACACACCAATATAATAGTTTTCTGTAGTATTATTAATACTACGAATAGTCCCAATCATGAGTTCTTTTTTAAAGTTTTGTGTTACAACTGTTGACATACTCTACCTATTAAATTATTGCGTCCTTTAAATATAACAGATTCTTGTTTCTTAATTCTTGAATAGTTACATTTTTCATATTCTGGTTATCACCGTAATTAAAACTATTTATATTGAAAACAGCATTAGAATCGTACTTAATCCACTCATATATACTATTAAATTTATGTGAAAGATTAAATTTAACAGTAATATTTCCTGGACCATCCTTTTTAAGATTTATATCTAATATTCCATTAGAATCAAGTATATTATCAATCCTTAATACTGGTGCTGTAGTAGATACAAATGATGTTGCATGATTAGCAGCATCTAAACTATCTCCTATACAAAAATAATCACCACCAAAAGAATCACCAAGACCAGGTAATGCAATTTCAAGATTTGTGGAAGAATAATCACCTTGCAAATACATTCTTGAAATATATGTCTTACTATCGCCTCTTGTAATTTGAGCAAGAGTTTTATTTAATTCTTGTGGCACATTAATTTGTATTAAAGATGAAGTTAATGTTGGAGTTTCTGTTCCTAGAGTTTTTATTGTTGCTGGAGATGCTTCAAATATACTATAGCGTTCACCATCGACTTCTGTAAGACCAGGTTGATAATTACTATCTTCAGTTCTAAGTGTTGGAGATAAATTTATGGCTGCAAGATTTATTTCTTTATTACTATAAATTCCACCATTGGCAGAACTTTGAATAGAAAACCCAGGACCTTCAAGTGCTCTTCCATAACTGTCTTCAATAAACCATCCTTCACTATCAGTATAATCTAATACATTTCGGTATCCAAATCTTCTTGTATTTAATCCGCAAGTGTATTCTTTAAATCCATCCATCACAAGAATATCAATATTACCCATATCGACTTTACTGATAACACGAGTTTCTACCGACATTCTTGGAATTGAGCTGTCTGTTTCAATTCTTAAATTTAAAGGTGTTGCATCAGAAAGAACACCAACGGGTTTATATTTTGGATTTGTATATAACTGTGCATCCGCATGTAAATAAAAACCTGCAGGGTGCACAAACTTTTTATATAATTGTTCCCATTGCTTTAAAGGTACCGAAGTTTTTACTAAATGTGATAATACTTGATGTAATCTACCGTCTTGAATTTTCTTTGGCGAATTAGGTCCAAGTATTGATAAAGGATCGTCTAATAAAAATATTTTTTCTTTTGGGTATTCTATCTCTACATACGTATCGAAAAAGCCACGGAAAAACCCTTCTGCAGAATAAAGAGAACCTTTTACTCTGAAAAACTTTGCAAGATTTTTTAATATTTCACGAGGATTAGAAATAAATTGAGAAGATAAACTAAGACCAATTTCTGCAAAAAGAGAATCAAGATATTTTAAATCCGTTTTTCCAATATCTCTTATTTCATATAAATCTTTTATTGTATTTCCAAAATTTCCATCAGAATCTAAAGCGTCATAATATGATTCCAAAAATTCTACAAGATTTGGATAATCAGTAACAAAATATTCCGGGAGAACATCCCTTACATAATCTGCTCTAAGTGATATATTATTTCTATCTTCAGACATTATATTACAGTGCTACCTTGGTATCTTGTTCATTTTTTATTGGTTGCATTACTAGTTTTGAAGTGTCTAATCTTAATACATAATTTCTAAGAGGTTTGATCATGCTTTGATCAATAGGTGTTGAAGTGAAAGATATATACGATTTACCACTTAAATTAGAAACCGGATTAAAACCATAAAGAGTTACACTACCCTTTTCATAATCATAATTACCTATATCTTCTTCAATAATAGTTCCGTTACTTGAAATAACTTGTAATATATTAGAGTTTAATTTATTTTTAACTCTACAACTAATAGCATCATCACCATATGTAAATAAAGATGATTCTATACTATAATCCTCTGCTTCAGCAGGAATTAACATCACTGGAAAATATATATTATAATTGTTGGCAGATCCTAAAGTCACATTAACTCTCTGTTGAATTTTAATATCCATTTTAGCAGAAAGTATGGCTCTGTTTATATCACTTACTTCTGTCAGAATTTCTGATCTACTAAATGATTTATTAAATGCATTTAAATTTGTTGAAAAATAATCCTTTAAGAAATTATAAATTGCAGTTTGAATTCCAGATCCCGTAACGTTTGTTAAACTTGGATCAAAATTAAAATTTCCAGTTATTTCTAAATAAGTTTCTTCTGGATTAATAAATTTATTAGAAATTGACATAACAGAAAGCTGATCGGTAAAATTATTTTTTATACTATCTTCAGTTGATGTTTTTACCGTATCTGATGTACCGTCTTGATACTGAAGACTAATATACACTTTACCGTAATCAATAGGTATATTATCTTCACCTCCCCATACCACTACATCTTTTATAACAGGAAAATTTGAAAGAATCATTGCTCTATAATCAGCTGCTGTTACTAGTCTTTTTTGAGTAGCAAATTGTAGAGGTGCTAACTTACGAATTGATTCTATACTTTCTTTTTCATAGCCCTCTGTTGAAGGAATTTGAGATTGAACTTGAACCGAATAATTAATTCCATCATAAGTAAAAAAATCTTTACTTTTAAATCCGCTACAGCCGTTTGCAGAAGTACCGCTGGAAGAAAAATATCTTACAACAACTTTACTTCCTATTGCCGGAGATTTACCAAAACTTTTTCCATCACCAAAATTAATTTCATAATATCCATTTGGTGCTTCTTTTATATCAAAGAAAGTAGTAGTTGAATCAACCTTAAGTGCGGTATCTAAGAAATAATAAGAAGTATATTTTGTAGATGTAGGTGAATCATAAACATCAACTGTTATTTTTCCCGTGTCAAGAGTTTCATCTGGAATTACATATATCTGATTTTCTGGTGTATCATCAACAATAAATGTTTTTGTTTTATATTTTCCTTGAAAAATCTTTATCTGATTATTGTTATCATCGTCAACAAACTCATATAATCCTGAACCATTATCTGTTGCGGTATAATTTTTATCTGTTATAAATGTAAAAGTATCATTTTCATTTTCAGCAGTAAAATTCCAACCCGAAGTTAGCGTTATACTTGTAGGTCTATTAACCACACCCGATAAATTTACATATACACTTATAGCAGAAGAGGATGGTGTTCTTGATCTTGGTCTATAACCTAGAAGTTCTGCATGAGACACTACAGAAGAACGTAATTGTGCTGTATTTAAAAATGCTTCGTTAGTAGCAAAATTTGCAGTTAAACCATTAAAGTGTGTATTATATGCTAAAACATCTAATATATTTGAAAGACCTGAAGCTTCAAAATCATAATCAGAAAATTCTGGTTGTTGAGCAAAATAAGTTTTTAAACTATTTCTTATATTGCCAAAATCTAAAGCCGTTGATGTAATATTTGTTGCCATTATCTCAACCTCGAAATTTCTGTTTCTAAAGTAATTATTTCATTTGTATTTAATATACGAAAAGTAATTGATATATCAAGAGAATTTGCATAGTCAACAAGCGAACATGATATATCAATTACTTCAGCTCTTGGTTCATAATTTTCAATAGCAAGTTTTATTCTTTGTTTTGTTTCAAATTCTGTAAATGGGTCTCCAAGTTCAAAAAGCATATCTCTAATATTAGCACCAAAAAAAGGAATAAAAGGTTTTTCATAGTGATTAGTAAGAATTAAATTCTTTACTGCCTGTTTTACCGCATTTGCGTCCGTTTTTTTAAATATATCACCATTTCTTCTTTTTTTAAATGATAAGTCAATATCAGAATAGTTACCCTTTCCAAGAGCCGTTATTTGTACTCCTGTATCTAGTTTTCTATCTTCAATTGATAATGATCTTGTTGGCATGTTTTTCTCTTATTTTATTGTATTATTTATAATGGTTTTACGTGCTTAATATTTCAACCAAATCTGTTGCTGTTTGAACGGTCCCATTATAAACAGTTTCAACACTTCTATTAAAGTACGCTGTATAATTTTCTGGCATTGATGGCATATTTACCACCATTTGAGAATTTAAAGAGCCGTTAGGGTTGTAATTATCATAATATAAACTTATTTTTTCATAATCACTATTATCTTTTAGATATACTGCAAAGTCAAATATTTTATCATTTGCTATATTACCTGTAGTAGAATCATAGATTTCATAAGCTACAGATCTTCCGTTTTCGGCTAATTTTTTAGGAGAACCGTCTGATAAAGTTTCTTTAGGTCCTTTCTTATAAAGACCCTCTGCAACTACTAAATCATATCCTTCAAATTTTTTCAATTGATTAAAGGTATTAATTATATTTGCTTGTGGGTATAAATTTCTTGCTATAATTTTTCTTTCTTCTGAACTTTTTGTATGATCAAAATTTACTGGATCTTTATCTGATGCCACAAATTTAGAAATAGGAACACCTTTTGCAAGATGTGTTTGCATTGTAATATCTCTTTGATTATTAGGGTCAAAGTTTTGATCAACAGCAATTGTTCTTTCTACTCCACGTGAAGAAGATTCCCTTAAAGTAAACTTTTTAGTCGCTGCTTGTAATTGTCTATTTCCTATTTCTTCTACACCGGATCTTGCGGTCTGAGACATACTTTTTATACGTCCTGTACTTCCGGGTGCAAGTGATGCATAAGCCGGATTTAAAACACCATTTGCAATTTGACTTTCTACAAATTTTTCATTTTTAAGATTATTTGGTTCTTTTAATTTTGATCTTATTTGTCCAGTATTCAATTTTTTATCTGTTATACCATCAGAGTTTTTGGTTTGATCAATACCGTCATTAATTGCAGAATCTCTATCAATTCTTACTTGTCTTATTCCTTGATCGCAGTCAGAACAATGGGAATCTAATATATCTTTTGTTGGTTTATATTTTTTCCCTTGTGCCACAGGATCTTCTATACTATGGGCTGTAGTATTTACACTTCCACCATGTGAAGCACCAAGTGCTGCGGTCCCAGCTTTTACTGCCCCTTTTGCTGTACCATTTAAATCTCCATGAAATACTTTTGCTTTCATAGTTTTCTTTGCTTCTACTTCACTTGCATGTAGTGTTCTATCAACATAACTATTCTGAGCAAACATTGTTATATTATCACCACCAATAGTACCTTCATCTCCAAAGACTGATAGATTATTGGCTGCAACATTAACGTCAACAGATGTCATATTCATCTGAGTTTCAGAAGTTATAAATGTATCACCACTGTGGGCATATTCTGCAACACCGTCAACTTCATTAAAATATGTGCCTTTAGTATGAGAACTAAAACCATTTAAACAAACATTGGAAACTTTTTGTAAAACAGTAGATGATCTTGTTTTTTGTATAACTTCGTTAAACGCTCCAACAATATGTTTACGATAATTTCTTACTACATTTAAGATATGATTACCGCCAACTTTTACATTATAATCACCTTTTACATCTAAGTTATAATCACCATGAACTGTAAGATTTAAATTTCCATAATAAACAATTTCTCCGTTACCGCCAACTTTAAGAATCCTTTCTTGACGACAGAACTCTGCTTTCTTTCCTGTATTGCTTATAAAAATACTACCATCTGGAGAAATTTCAATTCCGTGACCATCTTTATGTTTTATAAGTATTCTTTCGCCGCCGGGAGTATCATTAACTTCAATTACATGACCAGAAGTAGATTCACTAACTTGATTTAATGGGTATATTGCTTTAGGATGATTTCTAGGATTATCTTTTAGTTTAAAAACTTTTTTTCCTCTGGCTGCTTTATTTACTGATGGTTCTCCAGCATATTCTTTTTTAGGATACTTACCTTCAGGATCGGCAAATCCATCAGAGGGCACTCCTTCGTTTACAACCTGAGATTTCCCTTGATAAGCAATTCTATCTTGTACTGTATCATTTTCTGTAGTCATGATTTATCCTTTACGAGGGCGTTGCTTTTGAGTTACTTGCTCCTACCAACTGTGCAGGAGATAATGGTGGTGCTGAACCACTTGAAGATTTATTTGTTTTATTAAATTTTGAAAGAATATATTGTTTCATACTAATTCCAGGATCAACTTTTGTTGGATCTGTTTCATTATGACCCCAAACTTGTCCGCCAGGCCAGACAACATAAAATGCTCTAAGAAACTGATTTAAACTATTCCATTGACTTGAAGTAATAGATTCTGCACTTATAAAATTATTCGGAGTAGGATTATTACTATTACAGTTATATCCTCCTATCATAGAAATCCCTATACTATACTTATTATGTCCATTTGCTTTTGCATGAGCACCCATCATATTTAAAGGTCGCCCTCTTTGAATAGAACCGTCCTTTTTTATAATATAATGATATGATATACCTCTACCAAAACCTCTATCTATAGCAATATTATGACACTCTTCAGAACCAACATTTCCCTGATTGTTAAAGTGTGCAGACCAGTGTACAACTACTTCTGTTATTTCTCTACTAGCACCTCTAAAATCAGCAATTAATTCTTCAAAACTATCTACAAATTTAAATTCATATGGATATGATCCACCTTTAGTGATTCTAGTATTTTCAGGATAATTCTGTTCATTAGAATTTAATCTTTCTACCTTAACTGTTGGAGGAAGTAGTTTTGAAAATTCGTCTGTAGATGATGGAACTCCACTAACTACATTTGATAATGAAGGATCTATTTTATAAACATCTTTAAAAATTTTATCACGTTCAGTAGCAGATAAATTACTACCGCTAAGAGCATTTTCTACTATCTGTGCAGCTTTTTCTTTATTTCCTAATAGTATTTCTTGTAATACACTTTTTAAAACATTTTCTTTTAATAAGCCTCTTGTAATAGTAGTTAATTCATTTCTTAATACATCTGTTCCTAATAGTAACAAATTATTTAATAAGCCGCCTTCAAAATTATTAATTGATCCCAATTTTGATAATAGTTGAGAAAAAAGTGCATTTCCAAATAAATTATTATTACCTTGAGTTTTTTTAATATTTTGAACAACTTCTCCTGTAGGTTCTGTAGTAAAATTGTTCATTAAAGATTGACTAGGTTCATTTCCCGTAATAGATTGAATATTATTAAATATGGAAAGAGGTGTTGAAGCAATAACGTGAGATTTTAGTTTACCGGAAACAGGAGACTTTCCTGTTATTGCTTCTAATGGTCTAACATTTGTTGGAGTGGTTTCAAAATCACTATTAAATCCTTGTATTGGATTTTTTAATCTTACCGGACCAACATCTTCTATATTATCTGGATCAGATTTGTCATTTAGTGTTACTAAAGATTCTATATTACCTACATTCGAGTTTGCATTTTTTGCTACAACACCATTTCTAACAGAAGAGATTATATTTGCAGCACTTTTTATATCTTGTGTTACATCATCAATATTAGTCTGTTTTTTAAGACTATTAAGAATGTTATTAAAACCGTCTTTATCTATTGAATTTTTTAAAAAAGATGACATAAATTAAACTCCATAAATTAACCATATGTTTCAAAAACTTTTTGTGCATAATTATATCTTTTTTGAAAAGTACCTGGCTGTGGTCTTTCAAATAACTCTTCAAAAATTCTTGTCGATTCTGAAACACTACCTGCACCTGTTAATTCTCCGTAACCTAAATATGGCTTTGTTTCCAATTCGTGCATTAAAAAATTTAATTGGCCTTCAAGAGACGAATACTCTACACCGTTTTTACTTGAAAAATCTTTTAACTCATCATATCTACTACCTCTCCATTGTGCTAATCCATATGCAGGCTTACCAAGATCATTTGGATTTAAAGTATCTGGTTCTAACCCAGATTCAGCATAAAGATTGCCTATAACTCCAGCAGCTTGTTCATCTGTGAGACCTTCACCTTTTAAGTAATTAAATATTTTTTCAGCATTGGAACCACCTTTTAAATTTGATGTATCAATTTCTCTGCCTTCTTCATCTTTACCATCTTCAACATCGGTATCTTGATCTTTATCATCTGCCGGAGTGTCTCCACTTCCACCACTATTATTTTTATTTGTATTTCTTTCAATATGATGAATAGGACCTATAATTATTGGCAATTGAGAACTAAAACCGTCCATAAAAAATCCAAAAACTTGAGCACCATTTTGAATTTGAGGCATTTTTCCTATACCAGATATTCCGCCTTCGGTTGATGGTAGTACAACTTGGGCCCAAGGTAAATCATTAACACTTGTCTGACCCCCGTTATGTATCCCTCTTATACGTACCTTTAATCTACCTAACTTAAGAGGATCTTTATTATCTACAATAATGCCAATAAACCATCTAAAATGGTCACCATAATAATCTTCCTGTAAAGTTTTTAATTCATTAACTGTTTTCATGCTGTTAAGGTACCATTTGTTGTAGGTTTATATCCTAATTTAGCACAAGAAATTACAGAGTTATAAACATTCTCTTGAAATACATGTCTGGTTGCATATATCATATATGTACCACTTTTTTTCTTATCTAAATTATTATTAGGATCAGATTGTGATGTATCTGATATATTAGCATTAAATGCTATATTAATTAAATTTCCAATAGATTTATTTACTCCGTTCTGTAAAAAGTTTCTACCGGGCACTGATATATCTATAGATGATTTATGTAAGAAGTGTCTAAGAGACTTTGTTTTTGCTTTAAACATATGCGATGAAACACCAGATGCTTCATAATAATTTAAAGAGCCGTCTTCAAAAGTTAGTGTTGGTGTTATTTGTGTTATCTCGCTTGTATCATAATCGTGCATTGGTCCGCCGGGAAATTGTGTTACTCCATCATATATCGGTCTCTGTTGTGCTGGCGGATAAGGAATACTGGAAAATATTTCTTGTGCATTAATTCTTGCAGTATAAGGTTTATTTTTAATTGTATCTAAAAATGTATAAGTTGAACCAGTTAACCCTTTTCTTGCCATCATTAACTGATCTTCAAGATTAGAATATTTAAAATCACGAATTGCATAATACTGTCTAGGATCTAGTGTTTCAAATCCAGAACCTATTGGTTGTGAAAAAGTATATGCATAGGTATTATTATTTAAAGGTGTTGCATTTAAAATTGTTTCTAAATCCATAAGTCTAAGATTATCATCACATATTGTTGAAAATAAAAAATATGGTAATCCTGATGTTGTAGATGCTCTATCTTTAATCCAATTAGCTGCACCAATAGGAGTCATGTTTGGCACTACTACTTTAATACTACCATCTACATTTTCATTTCCAGCCATTAGAACAGATCTTCCTAAATTTTCACTTATGATGCTACTAATTATTGAACTTGGTGTTCCACTATAAGCTTTTTGAACACGAATCATTCTCGAATAATAGCCAATATCTTCTATTAAAGCAATAGAATCAAGTTCTGTATTATCATTTGTTTTTACAGCTCTTAAAACTTCTGTTATTATAAATTTTTTTGTAATCGAAAATTCGTCTCCATCTAGCGAAGTTGAAATTTCAATTGTAACTAATTCTGTACCAGAAATTTCTGCTGTTTCTAATATTCTTGATGTATCAGCAAATACAATTTGTGCAGTTAAATACGGTTTATCTACATGTTCGTAAATATTAACTTCATTGATAACAGAGTTTATTATAAAACTTGCATTGAGTTCTTGTTTTTCTATTTCAATTTTTCTGATAATAAACTCTGCATTGAGTTCTTGATTTGATTTTTCATTCATTATCTATTCTCTCGAAGAGTCTTTTTATAAGAAGAAAATACAGATGATACAATTTCGGGTTTAAATATTTTTATCTTTTTGTTTATATCATTCTGTTCTTTATAATGATCAAGATTGGTTACTGCTGTTAAATTAGAACCCGGACCAATAGTAGGATCAATATCAACAATGCCTTCAGTATCTTTATAGTGTCTAACTGCATTATATTCAACGGTAGATGAGTGAACAGTAATAAATTTACCAGATTGTGGTCCGACAAGCTTTACCATTTCTCCATCAATGTAATTTAAAGAACCTGGAACGGTAAAGGTCCCTATATTTGAATTAGTCTTGATTACTCTTGTCACAATTTCTTCTTGGTTTGAATCATTTCTGGTAGTAGTAACCAAATCGCCTACTCGAAATTTATCATAAAAATAATCTCTTGTTGTAATAGTTGTATTAGTGTATTTCTTTTTTACATATGCTTCTAAACTTTTAAGAGATCTTGGCCAACCACTTTCTTTTAATTTATCATTAAGTAAAAAGAAAGTCCAGTAATAATCTGTAGTACCGTATAACATTTGAGAAACCTGATCTGGTCTTTCACCATCGTATAAATTATAAAAAGTATATGCAGTTGTATTGTCTTTAAGTTTGTCAATTATATCAATATACAAAGACAAATTTTGAATAATATTGTAATCTTTTTCATTGCCAAATTTATAATTTACTGTTGGAAATCCTGAAAAAAAAGTCATATCTTATCTTGCCCCTGCTTCTCTACCAGTGTAACCATCATAATAAGGATTGTCTGCTCCACCATATCTATCTGCCTTTGCTGACATTCCTGCCATTGCATCAGATTTATTTAAAGTAAATTCTTCAGCAAACGATACTGTAATATTTGTCTCATTAAATTTACCGTCTTTATAAAAACCACCAGTAGTATTATATGAAGCTGAAAAAGATCTGAGATACATATGTTTAAAACTTAAATTAGGATTTGTTTCAGATAAGTCTATATAAGTTCCTGTTCCTGTAGGATTTCCATTTACATCTAAATTAGGTTGAAAATACATCAATTTTATTTCAAATAAATTTGGAAACTTATAACCAGCGTCTATGGTAGAACCTCCAGTACCCTCTAACTTAATAACCTCGGGATAAAGATTTGTTCTAAAAAATGATACAATATTTTGAATAGCAACTTGTTCTGATTGACTTGTTGGAACCATTTTAAAGTCAAAAGAAAACTCACGTATATTAACTGCTCTAAAAATCATTCTAGTATTAGGATTAGGTGTTACTCTTAAAGACCCTCTTACAGCATCTGTTCCAGGACCAGGCAATCCAGCTGCAAGTCTGCTGGCTGCAAGAGATGCTCCAGGACCACTTAAATTTCCTTTTATTGTATCAACAATACTACCAACACCTTCTTGAAGGGCACCGCCGAGTGAATTTAGTATTCCCGAACCAGCATCCATCCCTCTTGAAATACCTTCACCAAGAATACCAAGATTAGCGGCTTCAATACTAACACCATCTTGAATAGTAACTGGTGTCGGCATGTATAAAGCAACAGATTCATTACCTCTTGAGGAAGTAGCACCAGATATTGCAGAATTAGTAAAATCTGAAAATGTATTACTTAAAGCATTTTCGAGTTCACCAAATAGGCCGTCACTTGATGCTTGAGTTTCATTATTACTTGTACTAACTCTAGCCGAATAAGTGGGCCCGTGCTTAATAATCGGAGTAAACTTTATATAAGCTTTATATTTGTCTGCATTATCTATAGGAAATATATGTGTTATTCCCGCACCACCCATATTTGTATAATCTACCATTCAAAGTCCTTAATAAATAGAATTATCCTATTCTTATTTATATAATTTAACTGAAAGTACTATGAAAACATACCAAGGAAAATATAAAGTAAAACATAGATCAAAATATCGTGGCGATGCAGATAATGTAATTTATAGATCAATGTGGGAAAGATATTGTTTTAAATGGTGTGACGACAATCCTTCCGTAAAAACTTGGGCATCTGAAGAAGTCGTTATACCTTATTTTTATGAAGTCGATAAAAAATATCATAGATATTTTGTCGATTTAAAAATAACATTTAATAATGGTAAAACTATTATTGTAGAAATAAAACCAGATAGTCAAACTACTCCACCCAAATTTTCAGGAAGAAAAACAAAAAAGTATATTGCTGAAGGCATGACATATGTTAAAAATATGAATAAGTGGAAAGCTGCTAAAAACTTTGCTGATGATCGAAATTGGGAATTTCAAATATGGACAGAAAAAACTTTACAAAGTATGGGTATAATGCCAAAACAGTCAACAATGAAGAGTCTTCCAAAGATGAAAAAAATTAAAAAATCATTATAAATACTACAATGGCAAGTATATTTCAGAATCTTGAGATCGAAGCGTTTAGAGCCGGTATTAACCCTCGGACAAAAGAATCAAGGGATTGGTTTAGAAAAAGAATTGGTGCACTACGTGGAGGAGCTTTACGTAGAATTAATAGGAATCAACTATTAAAAGATGATGAACTAACCTTAGAAAATAGAGCTATTATAGGCAATATGTATATGTTTTTCTACGATCCAAAACATAAAGATACATTACCATATTATGATAGTTTTCCTTTAGTAATACCAATTGGTCCAGCTGAAAAGGGATTTTTAGGATTAAATTTACATTATTTGCCTCCAGTATTAAGAGCAAAATTACTTGACGGACTTATGGATACAACAAACAATAATAGATTTGATGAATCAACTAAATTTAATATAAAATATAGACAATTAAAGAGTGCTTCTAATTTAAGATATTTTAAACCATGTGTTAAACACTATTTAAATTCTAATGTAAGAAGTAGATTTGCAAAGGTTGAATCACCCGAATGGGAAATAGCAACATTTCTTCCAACTGCATCTTGGAATAAAGCAAGTGGTTCTGCAGTATATAGAGCATCAAGGGAAATGATATAATGGATATAAAATCTTTTAAAGCGTCCTTTGAAAAAAAAGGCTTGGCAAGAAATAATCTTTTTAAAGTTGCTTTTCCTACATTTACAGCACTTCCAGATATTACGGCTGAACAGTTAAATTTTATGTGTAAAAATGTTAATTTACCTGGTAGAAGTATGAGTGTAAATGAAAGAGTAATAGGTATACCTAAGGCAGAAAAAGTAGTAAATGGTTTCTTAATTGACGATATTCAGATGACCTTTATGATGACTAATTCATATGAAGCTAAAAGATATTTTGATTACTGGACTGGTTTAACTATGGATTTTAATACATACGAATTGAAATATAAATATGGAACAACTCCTGGGACTGGTTTTACTTCTGGTTATACGCGTGGTGTTAATATATCACAATTTAATCAAAGAAATCAAATCATATATGAATGCGTACTTATTGATGCATTTCCTACTTTAGTTAATGCTATAGAATTTACAAACGAACAAGGAGGGTTAACAGAATTAACTGTTCAACTTTCTTATAATAACTGGAAAGGAAAATACTTCGCTAACGAAGAAGCCCCTGTATAATAAATGAAATGAGGATGAAAAAATGGCGCTGCCAAAGTTAAATGATAAACCAAAATATGAATTAACAATACCTTCTTTACAAGAAAAAGTAAGATATAGACCTTATTTGGTAAAAGAAGAAAAAGTATTAATGATGGCTCTTGAATCACAAGATAAGGCCTCTGCATTACATGCTGTAGTTGATACAATTACTTCTTGTATAGATGCAGAGATTGATAAAAGCAAACTTACATTATTTGATATCGAATATATGTTTATTATAATTAGATCAAAATCGGTAGGTGAAGTAAGTGATTTAGGACTTAAATGTTCATCATGTGAAAAAGTAAACGATGTTTCTGTGAAACTTGATGATATTGAAATTAAAAAAGATAAAGAAGTAAGTAAGGAAATACAATTAGATGAAAATATTTCTTTAACTATGAAATATCCTAATTTTAATGATGTACTAAAATTTGAAGATAATGAATTAACTGATACAGAAAGAACATTTATGCTTATTGGTAAATGTATGGAATCAATTGAAACTGAAGAAGAAAATATTTTATTAAAAGATGTATCAGATAAAGAAATAGACGATTTTATAGAATCTTTAAACTCTCAGCAATTTGCTAAAGTAAGAGAATATGTAGAAAATATGCCAAGAGTTGAAAAAGAAGTAAAATTTATTTGTGGTGGTTGTGAAAAAGAAAATAAAATAATACTGAGTGGTATAGATGATTTTTTTTAGTGGCTCTTTCTCATGATAACTTAGTAAATTATTATAAAACTAATTTTTTACTAATGCAAGAACATAAATATTCTTTGACCGAGATTGAGAATATGTTACCATGGGAAAGAGAAATTTATATTGCTATGCTTATTGATTATATTGAAAAAGAAAACGAAAGAATAAAAAATCAAGGATAGGATCCTATGGCTACATTAACTGAAGTTGTGAGACAATTAGAAGAATCTAATAAGCAGTCTGACAAAAGACATGAAGAAATCAAAATCGAACTAAAAAAAGGCATAAGTGATGTAGCTAAATCCATAAGTGGTATTAAGAGTGCTGGACTCAAGATACCAGGTTTAACAGCTCTTACAAATGCTATTATTGATAATCCTATTACAAGAACACTAGGTGCCTTTAAAGATTCAATAGTAAATGTTATAACAGCACCGTTTAAATTAATAGCTAATGCAGTATCAACTATTAAAAATGCCATTATAGGTATAGTATCTGGTGTTGGTAAAATGGTTAAAGATGTTATTACTGCACCAATTTCTGCCGCTTTTGGGCTTATTAAAAGTATATTTTCAACCAACTTTGAAAAAGAAAATAATAAATTACTTGATAAAATTTTAATTCAAATGGTGTTTTTAAATGATCAGATGAAATCATACTTTGATTATTTAAAGTTACAAAAACTTGATAATTTACAACAGTCATCTGATGATACTAATATTCCCAATAATCAAGATCCTGCCGTACCGCAACAACAGTCAAATAGAGGTATGGGGCTGATACCAGCATTTAATTTAGCAGGGGTAGGCAGGTTACTTGCTGGTTTGGGTCTTGCAATAACAGCAGAGTTTCTAGGTTTAGACAAATACATAAAAGCATTATTTGTTACGGATACTTGGAAATCATTAAGATCAATACCAAAAAGAATAGTCAACACGATTGGTTCAGTATTTAAATCTTTAGACAATTTGGTAAATAATCAATTCACAAAAGTAGGAAAAAGTATAGCTAAAACTTTTAGAAGCATTACTGCTGGTATTATGATGTTTACTTCTACTTTAGATTTTTCAAGAATTGCAGCTTTCTTTGAACCAATCACTAATGTATTCAAAAATATTGGATCAGTACTATCAAAAGTTACAGCACCTATCACAGCAACAGGAAAAGCCGTGGCTCAAGGTGGATCCATACTAAGAAGTGTATTTGGTGCTGTTGGTAAATTCTTTGGAACAATTGGAAAAATTTTCAGTGGTATTACGTCAATATTTAAACCGGTATTATCAGCAGCTAAAATATTTTCAAGAGCTACATTTTTACTTCCATTAATTACGTTATTTGATTTTGTCAGAGGTGCAATTACAGGTTTTACTGAAGCTGAAGGCGGAATTATATCAAAATTATTTGGTGCTCTTGAAGGCGGAATAAAAGGAATTGTAACGGGCATACTTGAAGGTGTAGACGTATTAAAAGATATTGTTACATTTGTTCCAAGAAAAGTTCTCGAGTACCTAGGCTTTGGAGAAATAGCACAGAAAATTAAAGACTTTTCTTTAGCGGATTCATTCAACGGTGTATATGACGGAGCTAAAAACTTTATAAAGAACTTTGGTGAAAACTTTGGAAATTTAATTTCTGGAGCAGGTTCATTTATTAAAGCTACCTTTAAATCTGCAATAACAGATAGAATTAAAAATACATTTGAAAGTTTAGCAACAGTATTTTTAAACTTTAAAGATAAGCTGATAACATCATTATCCAAAGTAGGATTTAGTCTACCGACTCTCAAAATACCAATCCCCAGTTGGTTAGGTGGTGGAGAGTTTACTGTATTAGAAGGTACGAGAGTTAGTCTAGTAAGTCAAGAAAAAGCTGGAGCTGCAGCTCAAAGAATTGAAAACAGAAATGCTGAATTAATTCAAAGAAGAAATGAAAGAGAAAGAGAAACTAATGCAATGCTCGAAAGGGCACAAAATCAACTAGCAAGTACGGTTGAGGCAAGAGAAGCTAATAGAACAGTTGCTATGGTAAATAACACAGACGCCCGATCTGTACAGAATAATACTACCGTACTTAATCAGGC